AGTCGTTTGTGTTCGTTTTTCTTGGTCATGAGAATATCTTACCCTAAAACTTCTTTTATATGGGAAGTAAGTGTTAATGTCAACACCTAATATGGAAAATTAGTGAATAATTTTTTTGCTGTTTTTTTGCTCTTCATCGCCAGAAAAATATATCTGGGTAAAAGCTTCTAATTGTAAATGGTGAAACCTAACCAACGAGGCAAGATTTTTATTCATCTCAATCAGGAGGTCGTTGTTTTGTTGTAACTCGTCAATCACTTGTTCCAGATCAATTTTCTTTTTTGCATCAATGTTCATTTGCCCTGACCCCGGTAAACTTTCTTGGTTCTTCTTTTGTTGGTTCCTGATCCATTGCTCAAATGTGAGTTACCAATGGATGTTTTCTTTTTAATGCTGTCGATTTTTTCTTTAACCCAAGTTTTTGCCACGACTCTTCCTCTTGTTACGATCTTGAAAATAGACCCTTGTGTAATATCTGCGGATGATTGCCAAAATTGAAAGGATAATCAGCTGCGATAAAGAAAGTATAAACGAGTTGGTGGTAAAAATCAGTACGATTGAGAGCGTAAGCCAAGAAAGTGGAAAGTTAACTATGGCTCCGAGCAGGGTATCAACCCCTGCCTCTTTGAGTGCGTTGCGATCTATCTTCATATTGTCTCCTTTTGAGCATTATACATAGATATGTTCAGTTGAACACTTACTTTGAAAAAATTATACATAATATGTCTAACACAGTTGCAATAGCCTCGCTGTGGAGTCGCTAGAAATTTGGGGTATGGGGTCGAGATTTTCTGATTTTTTGAAGGTTCGAATCCAAATCCAATAGAGTCCCGTGCTATAGGGCTTCACAGGGCTTCGTGCGAGCTGTTTCGGACCTAGTGTTAGCACTGTGGACAGACCGTTCGTGATCAAACCTGAGCAGAGTGTGGAATTTCCCTGAAAAAAAATGCGTAAGTCACTGATTTCCCGTCAAATCTTGATTTTTTCCCGATTTTCGGCTCTGTGGGGAGAAAAAGACTCCCCTCTTGGTTTATCTCGTGGTAAATAAGATTGTGGTCAATTTAAAGTGTCATACAAAGTGTCATACTTTTATTTAAGCAAAAGTGTCATACAAAGTGTCATACATCCTTAAACTCTGCATCAACAATATCACCACCGAATATCTGCTTTAACCTGTCCTCTATATCTTTGTGCGACATTTTATCCAAGCTAGCAGTAATGTTTAAGTTCTCTGTCTTCTTAACCTTTAGCCCAGCCAGTTCATTCAGCTCTCTGATAGCAGAGACCGATGCGTTGAACTGTCCTTTCTTGTAAGCTTCTTCGCTGATCTGCCATAACATCTTCGCAGTCTTCTCAGGTGTAATCGCAAACTTGTGAGCCAGCTCTGCTTTCTGTAGCATGATCGCCTTAGTCACATTGGGATTCTTTCTGGCGTTCATTAGTCTGGTAGCTGCATGGGCAGGGAATTCAAAGCCTGCTCTTCTAGCCGCCTCAGTCTGAGTGCAACTGTCGTTCACATAATGCCAGACGAAAGCATTCTGCATCTCTGTGAGTTGTAGCTCTTCGTTCTCTTCAAAAGCAGTGGGTCTTTCAACCAATGGTTTCATTGGAGCTTTCTTCGGTCTGCCTCTTTGTTTAGTAAGCTTCTTCTTTTCTTCTGTCATATTAATTACCAAAGGCTATCTGGCTGATGATGTTCTCAATAGACTGAAGCCTCTTCTTATCATCTCGGCTCAGTTTGCTGTTCTTCTCTCTTTCTATGTAAACTCTGCCGTGATCAGCCAAGGCTTGAATCATCATCTCTCGTTCTTTGTCCGTTACTATAAGTTTCATTATATCTCCAATTAATCCATTAAAGGGTAGAGGGTATGGGGTAGGGCTTCCCTAATAGTGCATATACCTATACTACATCCATACCTATAAGCTACTACCCCTATTAGTATATATATATAAATATTATTACTTAATGTATACACTATACCCTACCCAAGCCTTAAACCCTTTATTTTAAAGGATTTGAGGTCAGTGTATAGGTCAGGGTACCCACCTCTCTTGCAGTACCCTACACCCTCACCACCAACCCCAA